CCTTAGATAACGGGGTCATCATAATCGGTTCAGATTGCCACTACAACCCTAAATACATCACTACCGCCCACCGTGCCTTTGTGCAATGCGTCAAATACCTAAAACCCAAAGTAGTAATCTTAAACGGTGACCTTTCTGATTTTGCGTCTATATCTCAGCATCACAGAATTGGTTGGCAACACCACCCTACGGTCAAGGAAGAATTAGACGAAATGACCGCTAGGCTCGGGGATATTGAAGCCGTGCGGCCTGCGGGGTGCAAATTACTTGTAACCATCGGAAACCATGATTTACGCTTTTCAGGCAAATTGTCTAATGTTTTACCCCAGTACGAAGGTATTACAGGCTTTGACCTAGCTGACCACACGCCATTATGGAAATGGTATTGGAGCATAGCCATTAATGAATCGTGCATGGTTAAGCATCGTTGGCACAACGGTATCCATGCGGTGCATAACAACATCCTCAAGTCTGGTTGGTCATTTGTTAGTGGTCATTTGCATAGTCTTAAATGTTTGCCATATACCGACTACACAGGCACACGCTATGGGGTAGATACAGGCACGATGGCTTGTGTTAAGGATAGCCAGTTTTTGTATGCGGAAAACAACCCGCTTAACTGGCGGTCAGGATTTGCTGTACTTACATTTAATAACGGTAAATTGATGCCACCTGAACTGGCAGAAGTCGTAGATGAGGATAAAGGTTTGTATTATTTCCGTGGTCAAGTAATGAAAGTATGAAGCTAACACCGAAAATCATTGAAAACATTTACTCAATGCTTTACTGCTGTGAGCCGTTTGCGTCTTGGGAATTGCCTTTACCTGAAGAAATTAAGTTTATTGTGGATAGTGACCCTGACGCTATGGGTACTTACCTATATGACGATGGGGAAACCCACGCCCATGTCATTACCATTTCTGACGCACGATGTGGGCATTTAGATACCGTTATTCGGACTATGGCCCATGAGATGATTCACGCTAGTCGGTGGAATACCGTTACCCATGCGTGGACTAAACACGATAAGACCTTTAGAAACCGTGCCAAAGCGGTGGCTAACGAGTTGGGATTTGACCCTTTAGAACTATAAATCCTGCTATTAAAGGCAGCGTTAATATGACAATGCCAAAATAAAGTGCCAAGTCATTCATTTATAGCGAGCAACCTCTCCGTGAAGGTAAGCAAATCTTCTTGAGTAAGATTGTATCTACGCTCAAATCCTTTAGCTCCAAGTCCGTGAACGCCTGTATTCCCTCTGTGATGTTCGGGGCATAGCGGTATGACCTCGGCATTTTCTCGCAGCCCACCAAATCTTCTAATGTGGTGGATTTCTGCTGGGGTGTCTTTGAATCCAAATTGTCTGCATAAGATACAGCCGAGCCGTGCAACTTTGTCATAGTGTTTTTTCGTTTGCGTATTCATACCACATTAAGTAAAAAGCCTTAAATTCATCAACCCCTTTGCCAATTCTAGTGCAAGAACCATAAGCCTGTACTTGCCAAAATTCGTCTATCACCAAGTTATCATCCGTATTGCCTTGCACAATCACCACCGTAAAGTTAGGCGTTTTGGCAAAGGCTTGCAATAATCGCTTTTGACCTTCGCTAATGTTTTCTTTGGGGCGTTTCCATTCCATAACCAAAAACTTTCCATTACGCTCGGCTATGCCGTCAATATTGCTTGGGCAAAATCTAGGATTAGACGGAATTAAACCTAAGAACGCACCATAATCAATATGGCTTGCATAGGCGTTACGCATGATTTTATTGAATGTTTGCATCTCTTTGGAGTACATCCTCAAGTTCTTGGGCTAAATCGGTTACATCACAGCTAATTAGGTAAGCGTTTACATGGTCTTGCTTTAGTTTGGCTTCGTGTAACCGTTTAATCGCACGGGTTAGGTCTAGATATACTTCGGCAAATTCTCTCATCGTGTCAGTCTTTCTATTTGTCTATCGTTTGCTTGTTGGGTACGCCACGCTTCGAAGCGCATCTTGGCGGCTTCTAACTGCCACCGTAATGCTTCTTTGTTTTCTGTAGCTACGCCAATGGCTTTGCATAAGTCTTGGTATTCTTGACTACGCAAGGCTTCCCGTTCTTGACCGCCTAAACTTTGCTCGTCAGTTTGTGCCATTTTGATGGCTTTTAAGCTATGCCTAAACGCTTCTAACTGGGCTAATTCACCACTAGCTTTTGCGTATTGCGGTGCGGTTTTAAATATGAAGTCGATTGCTTCATGTGGGTCATATTCTTTCAATGCCATTCCCCCTGATTACCTTTATTACCTTTTTTCCATTGGTCAGCAAAGTCTGTTAGTAATTGACTATCAAGTTTGTATTTTGATAGATATTCTCTAAACTTAGCTAACCCCCATTCGTACCGCCATTTACACAACTGCCTGACCGCACATTTGTGTTTATGGTCATTCAAGTTCCATTCCTAGCTTGTGCATAATTTTTTTCTTTAGCGTTTCGTAAGTATCGTAGCCATTACCTAAAATACCAAGTTCTTTTGCTTTGGCTTCGATTCCTTGTTGGCTAAACATCCATGACCTATCCACTTTTGGCTTTGGCGGGGTCATATCTAAAATGTCAGTCCACCGCTCGGCATTAATCCACGATGCAGGGTATGGGATGAAGTCTATGTGGGTTTGTTTAATTTCCCAGTACTTAATGTGCTTTGGCAAGGCTTCCATAGCTTCTCGCTTTTCAAGCTGGGTGAGCTTCCCCCAAGCAGATTCAGCTTTTTTCTTAGCCACTTTTTTAGGCCAGACTTCCCAAAAGTTCTCAAATTCCACACTAAATCCCCCATTTAGTTAAGTTGTTAAACACATACAAATAAATACCAAAGAAATACATAACTACCGCAGCAAATTCTACTAAAAATAATGCCCAATCGTCTTGTTTCCAACCCGCTATTGCCCACATAAGACTTCCAACAAACCCAAATAGAATATTGGCGGGGTATTCGTTAATACTGGTCAGCCCAATACCAACCAAACATAAAAAAGTGCCAGTCCATTTAAAAAGGTGCATCGGGCAAATCCAATTTTTGTTTCTCAACCTTTACAAATCGGTACGACCAATCGGTGTAAGTATGAATTAAATACTCTGCTTCATGCTTGGTTTTAACAATACGCATCAGTTCACCATTTTCGTCATAAATCTTGTAATGGTTATATGCGTTAATTCTGTCCTCAGTTGTAAAAGTTGTCATTTTGAGCCTTTTTTAGTTTTACAATGATTTTGGCTAATTCTTTAGCGTAATCACGGCATAACATTCCTCGCTGATTAGCAAACCAAGAACACATTTCTTCTAATTTTTTGAAATCATCAGCGTTCATTGCAACACCCGTGGGCTTGGTGGCGATGGTGGGCTAGGTGGTACGGTATAACTGGGTGTGCCAACCGCCCAACCTTGTGGGCTAACTACTTGATTAGGATAAATAGTTAGGTTTTGAACCACTTGCCCTTGATTATTGACCACTTGTGCTTGGTTTCCTTGTACCTGAATCGTACCAGTTGTATAACCTTGCGGATTAGTAATGACATAAGTTTGTGCAGAAACATTAACGGATAGCGTTAATAGTAATACGGCTAATTTCATAATTCCCCCTTTGGTTAAATGTATTGTTACATAATAAACTTTAGTTTATATCAGGACTTACCCTTAGTAAACAGTAAATTTTAAAATGTGTAACATACTGCACATTTTTTTAATGACTCATAAATATACCCATAAGTTACTTAATGCAACATTTATGATACTTTAAGGTTATATTTCCGTATAACTTGACCAGTTTGTTGTATCCCAGTTGCCTTTACCGTGATTACATTCGTGGCACAAAATTTGTAGGTTATTGATGTCTAAAGCAAGCTCTGGGTGCGTTTTTCTAGGCTTAATGTGGTCAACATTCATTACAGCCCCATTTTCAGGAGTAGCCCCGCAACAAGCGCATTTACGCCCATATTTAATAAGAGCTTCCATTCGCAGCTTACGCCATTCATAAGACTTTAAAAATGCAGGGCCAGCAACATTGTCGGGTTTGCAAACAATGGCCTTTGAGGGCAATTTTTGTAAATACGACAGATTTTTAGGAACAATCTCTTTAGGTCGTTCTTCAACCTCAAAAGATATTTTGCGAATTACATAGCTTTTGCTTTTAGTTACTGGCGGTTCAGGCGCATAAATCTTTTTTTGGCGTATAAGGTAAGTTTGAATTGTGCCAATGTTTTTTTTGACAAATTTTCGGGTATTCATGTTATTACAAAAAATCCCAATTTTGCTTAATGCTTTAACGCACAAATCATAAGGTGATACGCCATTGTATTGTGTGCGATTTTCTTCTTTTCCTAAAATTAAAGTATTAAATTTATTGATTAGGATTAAATTCTGCTTTTCTGAACTCATGTAAATACTTGCCCCTAAAAGAAAAACAAGAAACAAAACTACAAACCCCCCCTACCCCCCCAAAGATTTGAGAAGATACCCTGCCAATTCAGGAAAGACCAAAACAAAGAAGAAAAAGAAAACATCAACTCTCTAATCAAGAAAACTGGTGTTTTCTCTTTCCTCACGGCAGAAATAGAAAAACCCCATAAGGTTGCTCTAAGTTAGACCCGCTTAAGTAATAAATCGGTAGTATTACCTAAACGCTCAAAGCAACCCTATAGGGTCTTACCGATTAAAGCAAAGCAGGGTCTAATCTGCCCAATCAGTATAACAAAAAAATTTGGCTCAACGCAAGTCAGGCCAAATATAGTGCCAAGTATTTGGTAGTAAGTCCTTGCGGCCTACTAGCCCGTGGCTTTGTTTCTCAATGTCGATTGCCAACATGATGAGCTTATCGGCTGGAATATCGTCATGTACCCATCTGTGAACCGCTTGTGTACTGACCCCGAATCGTTTGGCTACTTTGGTTACTCCCCCGCATAGCCCAATCATTTGTTTTGTAGTTAATTTAAGTGCCATAAACTCTAGTTTACTTATAAATTACTATTTTTACAACAGTTGTTGCAAACCCATAAATTTAGGTTTATAGTGGAATTACCTGACCACTCAGGCTAACTTATGGAGAAAACTATGGATGACTTACAGGAATTACACAACGATATGATGGCTGAACAAGAACGCTTAAACATTGCTTTAGATAAGGCAGAGGATGGCGATATGCTGACTTTGGCAGAAATTGACCTAATTAGGTTTCATTGCGGATTACCCAACAAGCGTAGGGTCAATCCCGTTTTGTCTGCTATTGCTGATGATTTTTCTAACATTTTTGGGGGGAAACAATGATTGTGACTGGTTCTACGACACAGAAAAAAGAGTTCAAGATTGCACCAGTAGGGTCACACTTGGCTCGTTTATACCGAATTATTGACCTCGGTACACAGACTTCGGAATACATGGGGCAGACCAAAATGCTACGCAAGGTCAAGTTCTTTTGGGAATTGCATGGCGATGACCTCAAGACTGACGATGGTAAGCCCTTAATCCAAACACGCAACTACACGCTTTCGCTAGGCGATAAGGCTTCGTTACGGAAGGACTTGGAATCTTGGCGGGGCAAATCATTTACCGATGATGAGTTGCGTGGCTTTGACATTAGTAACTTACTGGATAAATGGTGCATGGTTACCGTACAGCACCGTACTGCTAATAACGGCAATGTATATGCCGATGCCGTAGCGGTCACGCCAGTACCAGCGATTGTGGCAAAGGCGGGGCTGCCTAAAGGCGAGAACCCATGTCTTATCTTTGATTTACAGAAGTTTGACCAAGCGGTATTTGATGGACTATCGCAAGGTTTAAAAGACCAAATCATGCAATCAGCCGAAATGCGTAACAAAAAGGATGTCAACAAGTTACTGCAAGAAGCCAAGATTGAAGATGATGAGGACTTGTCCGTGCCGTTCTAAGAAAGGAGAGGGCTATGAACCATCTGATTAAAGACTTTATTGACCAAAAATACACGGTCAAGACTTATCAGGAGCGGGGCTACGATGAAGATGTACCAATCATTGGATTCTGTCCTGATGACCTTGAAACAGTCATTAAAACGGTGGTTCAAGCCTGTGCGGATAGGGTGACTAGCCCTAAAGATAGGGAAGCCGTGTTATCGTTAATGTAGTAAATACAAGGGGGATGTATGTTAGTGAAAGATGTAACAAGCGAGAGCGGACATTGGTATAAACCGAATGGCGAACCAGCTTATACCGTTGAGGGCGCAAACGGTAAGATTAGAAACACTACGGTGCGTGATGCCCGTAAAGAAGGCTTTTTGCCTTCAGTCACCACAATCATCGGCTGTGCCGCGAAACCAGCACTCGATGTATGGAAACAACAACAGGCGATTCTAGCCGCCTTAACCTTACCCCGAAATGATGGGGAAAGCGAGGAAGATTGGCTAAGTCGGGTTGTATCCGACAGTAAAGAAACAGCCAAGCAAGCGGCAGAACGAGGAACGCAGATACACGGGGTCATAGAAGCGTTTTACGAGGGCGTTTACATCCCTGAGTTACCAGCCTATGTCCGAGTGGTCGAAAAGACCATCAACGAGCATTTTGGCCCACAGCTATGGGTTGCTGAGAAGTCCTTTGCCCACGGTGGATATGGCGGTAAATGTGACTTGATTAGCCGACCCCATGTACACCCACGCTCAAATGGCTTTGTAATCGACTTTAAAACCACCGAAAAGGATGTGGATAAGCTTGACTATTACTTTGACCATCAAATGCAACTAGCGGCTTATAGACACGGTTTTGAGATGCCTAACGCTCGGTGTGCCATTGTTTATGTCAACGCCCTAGAAAATAAGGCTAAACTACTAGAGATACCTGATGATGACCTGAGAATCGGGTGGGAATGTTTTACTCACTTGTTGGCGTTTTACAGGGCTAAAAACAAACTATAATGATTACGGGGTGGCGGCTATCCCCCAGCCACAATCTCCTTCACACAAGAGGGCCACCCCACCTTATTACGGGCAAAAGCGGATGCTAGAGTGCTTATGTACGGGTTATCTTTACTAACCGCAGATTATTGCGTACCCAGTCCGAATGTTGGTAAAACAACATGGTCGTGGATACTAGACGCAGCGAGTAGCCCACCCTTTTACAGGGTGTTAAGCCACCATCAAGAGGATGGGTCAAGTAACGAATTTTGTGGCTTTCAGCGTTACAGCCAATAGACCCCAAATTTTGCCCTGTCTTTTTACTCTTATATAAGATTAGGGTTTATTACTATAAACTTTACTTGATTGTTTGTTATACTTAAGTTGTCTTAACACAGGGGGAAACTATGAAAGACATTATCGTAGGAGTTATCGCAGGCTTGTTTATGTTTGGCATTCCAGCCGTAGTCTATGTATTGCGTACAGGGGGTGTATCGTGACCAAACAAGAAATGATTGACAAGCTATATCAAGCGTATCAGCTTGTTCAAGAAGTCCACACGGCTGTGGAATTTATACCTGACATCGCCATTAAACACTTACATACCGATAGTGAAGTCATGGATTTTATTTACACCATAGAAGATACCGACTGGAAGGAGTTTGAATGAAAGCATTTCCAACAACAATAGATAACGAAGGTTATCAAATAGACCATCAAGGCATGGACTTGCGGGATTACTTTGCGGCTAAAGCTATGCAAGGCCTTTTATCAAGTCCTAATTCCGATAAAGAAGTAAATGTATCTCTTATCTGTGCATATTCTTATACTTTTGCAGAAGAAATGATGAAAGCGAGGAAAGAATGAACATACCGTACACCACTAAAACAGGCGTCAAGATTGGCGTGTATTACCAAAAGCCACAGTATGTGGAAGAAGATATGGATATGCTACGGCTTCAGTCCTATTTAATTCACGACCCAGCCCGTCTAAAACGCCAATATTGGTTCAACCGTATCTTAGTAGCGTTAAGCCTGTTCGTCTTGACTTGCGTCTTGCTGCAAGGCAGTTTTGCGTGATTCCTCAACCCGATTAAGCCAGCCACGAATAAAGCGAGCTTGGTCGGGTTTTCTTGCAACTATTCCCTGATAGAAGTCTGCCCTAGCGTCTGAAAACTTGTTAATAAGTTCTTTAGGCTTTGCACCATTAATTGCTGCCATAGTTCTAGGCCCGATAACACCATCAGCCACGACACCGATTGCCGATTGTAGCGTCTTAACGCTTCGGCCTGTTCCTGCATTAACGGCAAAGTCAAAGACCACATAATCCAATCCTTTCGGCAGTTTTTCGCAGTAGCTTGGATTCCAATACTTCATTTTATACATGGGGGCTACTTTTTCATGCGTTAAAGCCTTCATATCGGCTTCAGATACAGGATGCCCTACCCATTCTTCCCAAACCCGTTGGGTGACCCCTAAATTGGTTCTACCGCCTGAATCGAGCGGGTCATTCGAAAAACCCCCTTCGTGCTTAAGTACCCGTGCTAGGCACTCCATAAACCTATCGTTCATTTTTTAAGGTTTGCCATAATACGGCTACCAAACAGAAATCCAAAGGCAATGTTGGCAGCTTCTAGACCGATACGCTGTACATACTGGTCAACGGGTAAGAATAGGGTGCATAGTCCTACGACAATGACCGTCAAAGCCCCGATATAGCGAGATGACGCTCTTAAATCAATCACCCATTGGCTAGGTTGCCCGTATGGATTATCGAGCTTGGCAAGGGCTTCTAAACGAGCGATTTCGCTGTTATCAAGCTGAATCTGCTCTGCAATGGTGGTTGGGCGAACTCCACCGTTAAAACGCCCTATGAGTTGTTTTATTCCCTCAACACCGACTGGTACTAATGCACCGATAATGGTTTCAAGAATCATCGCTTAAACACCAAATCGGCTAACCAAGTGACAAACCCACCGAATACAGATGCTGCACCCATAATCGCCCAAAGACTTCCTTTAGACCGTTCTGCCATCGCCACAAGTTTTTTGATGTCGGCTTCCATCGTATCGACTTTCTTTTCCATCGTTTCGAATTGGGCCACTAACTTACCGTATTTGTAAGGGTCGAGGAAGTCGTCAGCCATATCATGCTTTCTTGCGTGGCTTTTTAGTTGTAATCTTTGCCGTCTTTTTGGCGGCAGGCTTACGCTTTTTTTTATCTAATTCAGGGCAAGCCTTTTCAATATCTTCCCAAAGTAAAGCCGAGCTAGTCCATTGAATCTTTTTTTGATAGCCCATCTTATCGAACAACCATTCAACGATAAACATTAGAAAGCCCCCCCATCAATAGAGTATGTGCCAGCTTGGAGAAAGTTGTAAGTTGCTGCGTCTTGTAAGTTAACAGGGTCGGAAACAGAAATAATGCGGTTATTAGCCATATTTAAGTTACCACTTGCGGGGGTTTGACCGTCTGCCGCCAACGAACCAGTAAGAGCAGAAGCCACATCATTAAGCGTGGTATTTGCCCAGCTTGCAGTAATAGTTGTGCCGCCAACTACGGGATTACCCGCAGGAAGGGAATATGTACCTGACCCGTTTCTACTCATTTTTTGCTTCCTTTTTTCAATTCTTCAGCCATTTTACTAGGCGAATAATTAATGGATTCTTTAATACGCTTTTTTAAAGCTTGTTCTTGAGCTTTTTCAAAGCTGTACTTTGTAAGACTGCCAACTACAGGGATGCGACCTACAGGGCTACGATTAATCATGTCTAAACCACGAATAACCGCACTAGCAGTATTACTGTAGTTAGCCGCACCTTTTAGTGGTGCATTGACTAATATTGTAGTTTCCATAAGGTCACGAATTTCTTGTGCGCCTTTTTTGCCAAACAAATAGTCAAGTTTGCCGTCTTGGTCTAACTCTCGTACAGCAGTCTTAAATTTAGCGGGGCTAACTACAGGATTGCCAAACGAATCAGTATCAATGGATTGTGTTACACGGTCTTTTAAATACTCAATGGTTTGACCTTGCAATTCTTTAAATGCCTGTTGACCTTGTGTTCCTGATTTTTTGAGAGCAAATCCTAAATTTTTAACATCATCCAATGAACCGTTAATAATCGATTTTTGGAATACATCCTCAAATGCAACTAATCTATCTTCAGAATCAGGTTTAGTACGCAATAAACGGTCAACCGCACCGATGTTTTCAAAGTTTTTAGCGTAATCTTGGCGTAATCTGCGGGCTTTTTGATATAAGTCACCGCCCTTGCCTTCTGTAATTTCATTAATAATGTTACGCATATCACGCCCATACGCTGCATTTGGCGTTCCTGCCACATAATTTTTATTAATTACTTTGTAAATATCTTCCAACGCATTAATAGATATTTGACCAGTACCATTCGGGTCATTTTTGCTTAATTGCTCATTAACAATATTAAGAATTGGTGCATTAGCTGTTCGTGTAGTTGGAGTTTCGTTTTCTATAAATGTGCGTAATGGTGCATAGTCAACAGGGGCTTCTGTTTCGCCTTTTTCTTTGGCTAGTGTGTAAGCTTGTTCTATTTTCTTTTTGGCTGCGTTTGCTTCTCTATTCAGCACATCGGTTACTACTTTACCAGTAGCCCGTAAACCAAAAGTTTCTTTGCCTGTGGCATCCACATAAGCGTCAAAGTTTTGCAAAATAGCATCATTCCGTTTTGCTTGGGCTTCTACTAAAGGCTTGCCAAGTTCAGGTGCAATTTTAGGCGTTTCAATCTCAAACTGCTGTTGACCTAAATCACGCTCTGCTTGACCTTTGCTTAACTGCACAGGCACACGCAACTGTTGAGCCATTTGAGTTCTTGTAACAGCTTCAGGTGTGGCGGCAGCACCTACTCCAGCCATTGTTGGCTGTTCTCTGCGTAACATTTGTGCCATTTGTGGCACGGATTGACGAACTTGCTGAACGCCTTGCGATACCATAGGTTGTGTAGCCCCTACCATGCGAGCATAGCTAGGCAACATTCCTGTGGTTGGGATTACGGGTGGCAACTTAGCTTCGCCAGCAACCTGACTTACATCTTGCAAAAACTCTTGAGCTACAGGACTTGTAGGTGTGTAAGTCATGCGTCTAGCTAAATTTGTAGCAGCCTGTTGTCCTACTTGTGTGCCTTGTGGTGTGCCAAATTCAGGGCTTGTGACAGATTGATACACACCGTATGCAGAGCTTACAGGGCCAGCAACCGCAGCAGTAGCGGCAGTTAAAGGTACTTCATACAAAGCCTTTACCCTATCCATCATAGTGCGTTTTGGCTCAACCACAGGGGGGTTAGGTACTTGCCCAACTACGGTAGGCACATCCGTATTAATGATGTTTCCCCTAGTGATGCCTAAATAAGCATCAGGGTCAAAGCCTTGTGGTGCTTGTTTTGGTGCTGACTGAGCAAGGTATTTGTCAGGGTCAAACGCCATATTATCTTCCTAAACGCTGTTTAATTTGTGCGGAGCGTGGGTCAGTTGGGTTAGAGTTAGCCCAATTTAATGCTTCTTGGTCTTGTGGACTTAGTTGCGGACTAGCATTTTTTTCAATTAAACGCTTACCACTTGGGCCAGCCTGTGCTTCAAGTGCTTTAATAGCTAAGTTACGAGCATCTTGTTTTTGTTTAATAACTTCCTTGCTATCGCCTAATTGTGGGAAGTATTTGCGTTCTTCGTTAGCGTATTCTTCTACACCAATCGCTGCTCCTGATTCTTTACGCAATACAGCACTAATAAAGTTTCTTCGGGCTTGGTCATTTTGTTGTTGTTCAGCACTTGGACCACCTAATACTTCAGGCAACACATTAAATGCAGAGCGTACACCCTGTTCTAATCTGCCACCAACGATAGGAGTTTGACCCATTGTTCCAGCTACGGCTGTGCGTACTGCGCCAGTATTGGTAAAGCCTTTGTTTTCTAAATCAGTTGCTAACTTATTAGCTTCGATTGCTCTCATTCCAAACGCTACAGCATTAGATTGAACCTCAGTCAAAGGTTTGCCACCCGTTAAAGGTTGACCTTGTGGACCAACTACGGGCTTGGCTTGACCAGTACGAGTATCAACTAAAAAAGTACCATCTTCACGCTCAACCACTTGTCCAGCAGTAGGCATTTGAGTTTTTGGTACTCTTGCCAATACTTTAGTTGGGTCACGAGGGTCACGATACTCAATAAATGTGCCAGTATCAGTTTGCAAAGGCGCACGAAACTTTTCGCCACCTTCTGCAACCACTTCGTTTTTGCCAGTTGCAGGATTAAAACGAATAACTTTTTCACCTTCGCCAACCTTTTGTGGTTTAAGCATTTCTGCGGCTTGTGCTTGTAGCCATTTAGGTGCGTATGGGTCGGTAGCAATCGTAAATGCTTTACGGTAGTCAGGCTGATTAACTGTAGTTAATGGCGCACCAGTTGGGGTTGGCCCTGCCAATTCAGTCTGTGTTGGTGACATAGCTTCAAAATACTGCTCACCCATCTTAGTTTGAGCTTCACGCAACTGTTTGGCTAAATCTAAAGAAGCTTTATCGCCTTTGTTTGCCATGTAAGCACCCAACATCATATTCACAGGGCCTTGTAAATTTTGGAAGAACGAATTCGGTACATAACGACCGCTTACCATTTGTCCTGCGGCTTGTGGTTGTGCGCCTTGCGCTAACAGCATTTCAGCCATCTTTTGCTGACGGTTTAAGCGTTGCTGTTCTAACGCTAACTCAGGTGGTAGTGTTCCAAATAAATCAGCCATAATTAATCCATGCCTGTAGTGGTTGTTGGTACTTGACCCATGCCGCCATACCCATAAACATTACCAGCACCGTACATTTGCATAGCTCGTTGTGCGTTCATGTATGGGTCTTTTCTGCGTAACATCATTGCCATAGCCAAAGGATTTAAAGCAGTTGCGTTGCCACCCCTTACACCCTGTCCTGCGGCTTGCACTAATTGGTTTTGCTGTTGCGCCATTAAACGCTGAAATTGGTCTTGGTCTGCCAAATTCTGAAAGCGTGGCATCATGCCTTGTAAATCTTGAATAGTTGGTCTTCTCATGGCAACAACCCGTAATTAACAACTTTGTAACCGTCATCAAGTGTCGATACAGCGTATGGGAATACTTGCTCAACTTCGTCAGCCATAACACCAACATGAACGCCAGCACCAGCCAACGGATGACCTTTAAATTCGTCTTTATATTCAAAGCTATATAAAGTAAGACCGTTAGGTAACACACCCACCGCCTTAATATTTTCTTTAGCTCGTGGGTCAGACATAGCGGGGGCCATGATTGCAGCACCACCCAATGTACCGCCTAATCCCATTAATCCAGCGTTAAGGTTAGCTTGTGCGGCTTGTTGAGCATTAAAGTTAGCCAACTGAGCGTTGTAACCAGCTTGTGTTGCACCCAAATAGTCAGGGCCAGCCGTAACTGCTTGTTGTGGTGCGTTAACAAACGATGGGCCTTGCACTTGTGCGCCACTACGAACCGCATTAAGGGTGTTAAGTGGTTCGTTACGCATATACGACAACTCACCAAAGCCTTGTTGACGGGCTTGGTTAGCAAGGTTAGCACCAGTAAGTTGATTAGCAAACTGCTGTTGTGCAATCGCATTATTAGCTTGCTGCGCTGCGGTTTGATTTTGATACATTTGCTGAATTTGTTGGTTGTTGAATCCCATGCCAGCCATGCGGTTAGCAAAGTCTTGTTGCATTGCTTGGTTAGTGAAGCCAAGATTAGCCAACTGTGCTTGGTTTTGTCCGAGCATTGCCTGATTACCAAACTGCCCCGCAGCTAGTTCTTGACCAAACAGATTTTGTTGGATGCCTTGTGCCTGTAATTGAGCTTGGTTCATCAAATCATTTTGTTGCATACCAAGTTGAGATTTAGCACGGTTATAAGCTTCTGAACCTATTGGAATACCTTGTGCGGCCAACTTAGCATCTAACTGCTCTTGCTGTACTTGCATTTGTGGGGCTAGTCGTTGCATAAGAAGATTGCTTGCCCTATCCCATCCAGCCATACCAACATTTTCACCCAAACGAGTTTGTAAGTTAGGGCTTTGACCAGCCCGTAGTTGGGCTTCTGCATTACCTAATTGCCCCAACTGTGGCCCACCGCTAATTTGTTGCATTTGTGCTGGGTTTAACTGGCTTTGTAATGATGGTAGGCTTGCCGTACTAAACGGGTTAGCCATCATGTTTTGCACATAGTTCAAACCAGTTTGCGACAACTGACCTAAACCTTTGCTTGCAGCTACATCGTATTCATAAAGTGCTTGTTGGTCGGGGCTAAACGATTGGGTAGCCTTCCACATCGGGTTGCCATAAGGGTCAGTTCCCGACTGTTCATAAACTAAGTTACCGTAAGGGGTATATTGGTTGACACGGTTAGCCGCAATATTGGCTCGTGCCGCTTCTAGGTTTCCTGATGCGGTTTCCTGTGCTGCACCCCGATAATCAGGGGCGGCTGGTGCGCTTGGCGCAGGCCCTAATCCTAAAAATCCACCACCACCCATACTATTCTCCCATCTTCGTTCTTAGAGGGCATCGGATGTTAAGAAACCGACAATCCTCTTTTCGCATAGCCATAATCACCAAATCCCCATCCATGTGAGCATCAGGTATTTCAGCTACCACTTTAAAGCCCAAATGTCGGTTTAACTTTAGGGCATCCGTGTTATCAGCACAGATTTGCCCTAGTATAACGCTAAGTCCTAGTTTATTAAAGGGGTAGTCAAAGACCGCCCATATAAAATCCTTACTAGCCCAATGCTCACCGACACTACCAATATGGATTTCACAAGCCTTTGGCATAAAGTTTGTAAAACCCGCCACAGCTACTAAATTACCGTCTTTTAACTGCCCAATACATTGAGTGGTTTCGGGTAAGGGAAAGTTTAGTATTCGTACCAGCCATTCCCCCAAATATTGCTGGTTCTCAGTCGTAACTGTCCTCAGAGTACGCCCCCCTGTTCCATTACATAATCGGTACTAGCCCAATGAAAATCGACCCCTTGAGATGCGACTGACATATTGACCGAGCCAGCATACCCAATTCCTGTCACGCCTTGCCATACTTTAGATACCGTAAGCCCTGCTCCCCATGCCGAGTTGTTCCAAGTGCCTGTATTCCATATACCTACATTGGCTAGGCTAGGGTTAAAGGTAATTTGATTGGATAAATTGACTGTATCAAAGTCGGTTGAGATGCCGCATAAGACATTTGGCACGACATTATCGGTTTGCAAGATAGGGCGAACCATCGTAAACCGCTTTAAAGTGCCACGGCTGTCAAAATAACTGTACGCTTGTTGGGCGTTGGCTACGATATTGTTGCCGTCATCGGAAAATCCGTCATAAAACTTGCCAATAAAGCCTGCCGAGCCAAAAAACATCCCATCTACGCCTGAAACTTCCCAGCAATTAGCGTCAATATTGGTAAATCTGCCCCATGACTTTGTAATGGTGTGCATTACAAACTGTTCTGTGCCGTCTGTCACAGGCACATTAATAATCAACATATTGTAGGGGGCAAAATAGTTGATTTGCCAGCCAAAATTGCCTGAATAAAGGTCTGCCGCTTGGTTTACAGCATAGAAAATCTTGTCGGTTAAGTTGACACGGGGGTCTAAACGGCTAGATTGCAACGATGCTGACATCGGCACTAAGCCGTCTTGGGTTAGTAGTAGCAAATCGCCTGACCATTTGAAGAAACACCGTCTTGCAAAGGTTTGACCCATTTGCCAAACACCAACTAAAGCCCAAGCGTTAGGGTCTGACGGGTCTGTACCCTTATAAACAATGACTTCACCCATCGAAGTCACAAATGCGCCTAAGTCATCTACCCCGTAACCAGCGTCTAAAGTCCATGTTCCCATCGCTTGTAAATAACCGCCTGAACGGGCAATAGAACCAAGTGGAAATTGAACCGCAGTACCCGCTAATTGGTTCACAGGCAAATACCAAAAATCTAGGCTGTTTTTTTCTACAAAGAATATGCGCTCTTGTAGGCTATTTACATGAATAAAGAGGTTGTTATTAATGCCCTCAATACCTAAAACCGTATATACAGGCGTACCAGTTGCGGGGCTAGTTGTAGAACTTGCCATTTCATAGGTAAAAGTCGTAGCACCCGTAACCGTAATCCTAAACGCACCGTTGTATGGGGCTTCTGTTGCACCACTAATGACTACACGATTGTCGGTGACTAAACCATGAGCCGTAGCTGTAGTCACCGTAGCGGTTGTGCCTGAACTAGTGATTGAGCTAATCGTAATTGGAGTGTTGGTGGTAGCAATCTTGCACCAATTTGAGCCGTCATAAACCATTGCGGCATCGACACCGTTAACCATCACTACAAAGTTGCCGCCAGCCGTACTAAAGTTAATGTGTTGCCAACGGCTGTCACTTAGCCCTGAATAAACTAAAGTCGCTGGGTTTGTGCTGGTGTCGTAAATATTACCATCAGCAATCGCAAACAATTTTTGGTTATTTACATCGGGAGCAGCATAATTAATTAGGGTTTCAACTTCATCGGTCAAGCCAATTGTATATACACCAACTACAGTAGCATTACCACTTGGTACGCTAGTCATGGTGTAAGTAAAAGTCGTTGAATTGACTACAGTAATCACATAAATACCGTTGTAATCGCTAGGCGTACAGCCTGTAATTGACACATATTCGCCACTTGATAATCCATGCGCTGTGGCTGTGGTTGCCGTGGCTGTGCTGTTGGTATGAGTAATAGTACTAATTGAAACCACACCCGTAGAAGTGGTCAAAATACTATATCTTGACCAGCCCCTACGCATTGTTACATCGGTTGGGGTAGGAAAAAAGTTAGTAAGTTGTACTGCATCTAAGGGTGACATTTCTGCCAACGAATCTCGTGCGTTCCACCCACCAATGGGGGAAGCCAAAGAAGCTGTAACGGCCCTTCTTTGTTGTGGTACTGCCATGATTAAGTTCCGTACCCAGTATCGGGAATATTAGCGTAACCAATAAGCACTTTGGCTGGGTATGGGGCAAACGACAGATTGGGAGAGCCTTTGTCGTTGGCTTTAACCACATTCAATATCCTAAAGTATTCTTGTTGCAACGCAGTAGTATCAAAGGACTTAATTTGGAAGTAACGCAGTTTTGTGCCTACCACGACTAAACGGTCATCATAAACCGTAGTGTCATCGTCAGCCGTAAAGCTGTTTTTAACTGCGCCCGTTACACTTCTAGCCCACCCTTTTGAGCGGTATTCAAAGCCTAAATATTCTTTGGTGTTGTAGGGCGGCCAAATTTGGAACTGATTGCCTAAAATACGCCATCTAATGCGTGGGCCTGTTGAGATATAACCCGACTTTAGCCATTGCCATTGTTGGGCATCTTCAGGGCCTAGCATTTGCCAATGCTTTGTCTTATCCCAATGGGTATTATCCGTAATGGTTTCGTAATCGGGCGGTAAATCGTACTTGGTTTGGCTAAAAGTAAAGGTTACGCCTGTGTATGTGCCACTAGCCAACTGGCTCATAACGATAGTAGAAAGGTTTAAGCCTGAATCGTAGCTTACGCTTGACACATAGGTATCTTGGTTAATACCCGTGCCTTGAATTGAATAATCGCTGTTTAGGGCGGTAGCGTTGCCAGTAACAATTATGTTATAGCTATTGTCGCTGACCGTGTCGCCTACAAAAGTTTGAGCGTCTGTATAGAAACGATACTCCAACTCCAAAGCCTGCCAATCGTACTCTTTGACGAGTTCATAGCCTGTGGCGTTCATCAACGCTAGGACTTGTTGCACATCTTGACTGGTATTGCCAGCAACATAAGTAGGCACAGCTAGGTTTAATTCGGCTGTGACTTGTTGCACAAGCTGGAGCATCGTTTGGCTCATATCATGCTTCCTCTACGACTTTTGGTTTACGAGTTCGGGTTTTCTTTTCCGTAACCGTAGCAAGTAGGGCTGCCATCTGCTCTTGCATTAAGGCGAGCTTCGCATCGGTGTCTTGCTTGATTTTAGCATTTTCCTCTGCTTTTTGGGCAAGTTCTTGCTTTAACTGATTAATTTCTTCTGCTCGCTTGGCGGCTTCGGCTGATTCGGTAGCCAAATTAAGAAACGATTTAGCCTTATCCCGAAACGAATGGGGTGACATACCCGCAATCATGCCAATACGCTGTAGTTGAAGGTCAGAAGCGTTAGCCACCGATTCCACCGTCAAAAACTTAATAGCTCGTAGTTCTTGGGCTTGGCTTTGGCTGATTAAAGGCCATTGTTCAATGGGTGTGCCGTGGATTTCGCTACTCGAATCTTGACTAGCCTGATATTGCAACCATTGGCGTGGGAATCGCTGTTTATGGCTTTCCTGTGCGTAAGTATCAATTTCGGTCAGGTTATCCCCTGCAACCATAATGCGTACAAAGTCATAGTCTTTGTAAATTGGTCTGCCTGCTTCGTTGGTTTCATGCTCTAGTTTAACTGCTCGCTTGTAAAACTTAACAGCTAAACGAGAATCTGCGTTTTGCTCATCGCTTTCGATTGCCATGTAAAACTCCTTCAAGTGGTTAAAGGTACTACGGTTAAAGAAAAAGGGCTACCCCATTACGAGATAGCCCCTTGTTTTTACTACAATTTTTGATTAAACGCTAGTTTTTCCAAACCAACCATAATCACCCGAAACCATTGATTCGGCAGGGGCGATATAAG